CCTTGCGGGCGCTTCCGCCGCCGCCGGTTCCGCCGCGCAGTCGAAGGTGCAGAAAGCGCAGCGCGGCGCCATGGAGGCCGAGCGTCTTCGTCAGAGCCAGCTGCAGCAGGAGGCGAATGCCGTCAACGCGCAGAGCCAGGACCGCTACAAGGACTTCGACGTCAAGCAGGAGGAGAATGCGTCGGAACTGACGGATCTCTTCCAGGCGCAGGCGACGCCGCTCGAGGCGCCGGCGGACGCCAACTCGGCGACGTTCATGCCGCAGTCCTCGTCGAACATCACGGTCGCCGAAGAGGGCAACCAGCGCGCCGACGCGCGCAAGTTCACGGATCAGCAGGGCGCCGCGCTCGGCCAGCTTCGATCGTTTGGAGACCTGCTTGGCGGGATCGGGCGCGAACAGGCGCGTGATGCCGGCCAGATCGGACAGATCGGCGGCTTCATGCGCGGCTCGTCTTCGGTGCTGCCTTACGAGCTCGAGGCCGCGCAGAGCAAGGGATCCGGGCTCAAGCTGTTCGGCGACATTCTCGGCGGCGCCGGCGGGATCGCGACCAAGGCCGGTATCAGTGGGGGCTCCATCGGGAGCCTGTTCGGGGGACGATAATGTCGGGAGTCATCTACGGCATCAAGGTCGCTGGTGACGATCGGTTCTTCTACGTAGGGCAGACTCGTGGGCCGCCTGAAGCACGATGGCGCGGCCACATGAGTGGGAAGACGCCGGTCGCGACTGCGTTAAGGCTCTTCGGCGACATGGCGGCTTTCGATTGGGTCGTTATTGAGACGGTAGAGGAAGAACGGTTGAATGAACGGGAGGCCTTTTGGATAACTGAGCTGAAGACACTCCATCCGGCCGGCCTCAACATGATGCAGGGCGGTTTCGCGTCGAAACGTTCTGAAGCAACCCGCGCGCGTATGGCTGAAGCGAACAGACGACGTTGGGCAGATCCAGATTACAAGAAGCGAGTGGCGCAGGCGATTAGAGCCGCGTCTCGGACGAAGCCCAGCGCGCTTCTTGGGTCGAAGAAGAGCGAGGATCACGTAAATAAGATGCGTGAGAACGCGCGGAGGCAATTCGCGAAATTGAGAGAAGACCCTGATTTTCGACGTAGACACGCGGAAGCGGTCTCGCAGGGATTAAAAGGGCGCTCGTTTACCGAAGCTTCTCGCGCTAAGATGGCGGAAGCGGCACGGAAAAGATGCTCTGATCCAGAGTGGCGTCGACGTGCGTCCGAGGCACAGACGAAACGAATGCAAGCCAAGCGAGAGGCTGTTGCAAATGCCGATCTATAACAACCCCGCGATCGGGCAGGCCTTCGCAAGTCTTGGCGAGATGTTCGCCCCGCCGTCCGGCCAGGACGCGGCGGCGTGGGCGGTCGCGAACGCCAAGAACGCCGAGGCGCAGCGTCGGGCAGAACTTTACGCCGGTGCTGCGGGTGACCCCGATCGGCAAGCGGTCATCGCCGACCTCTACGATCCGACGCAGAGCTATCACGCTGTTGGGCTGAACAACGCCGCGACCCTGCGCGGGCAGGATATTGCCGCGCAGACGTCCATCGCCAACAATGCGGCCGATAACGCTCGTGCGCGCTACGGTATTGACGTCGGCAGCGGCGACGCGCGCTACGGCGTTGATGTCGGTGCGCGCACTTCGGTCGCCAATAACGCCGCCGATAATGCGCGCGCTTTGCAGGATCGGACGCTGCAGGAGCAGGGTTCGCTGGAACGCCTCTTCGCAGCGCCTATCACAGTGGCGCGCGGCGCGCGGACATTTCTGCCCGGGCAGACGGCCGCGGCGACGGGTCTGTCGCCGGTGCTCGACGGGCCAGCGGCGCCGCTGAACGAAAGCGAGACGATCGCTACGGTGCTGCAGGGCATGCGGCCCGAAGATCAGCAGCGCATCATCGAGCAGAAGTACGCCATGAGCGGCGACCAGGTGAAGGGCGACATCCTTCGCATGCTGGCGGGCTCGGGCAGTCTTTCGCAGGACCAGATCAACCGGGCGGCCGGCATCTCGGACCCCGACGTCGAGAAGGTCGTCGGCGAGGACGGCAAGCCGACATTCGCGACGCGCGCCGAGGCCGTGGGACAGCAAGCCTACGTCGGCGATACCGCCGCAAAACCTACGAACGCGCTGGCGGTCATGCCGGACGGCTCTCGGCTGCCCGCCATCCAGCGGCCCGACGGGACGTGGGCAAATGCACGGGATGGTGCGCCGTTGCAGGGCGACTTCCAGATCTTCGACACGCCAAAGCCGCAGGGCACTGCGCAGGAAGTCGGCATCCCCGGCAAGCCGACGGAGTTCGCCGATCGGAACGCGATCTTCTACAATCGCGCTTCTCCGGCGGATCTGCAGATGCGAAAGCTTCAGGAAAGCGGTTATGTCCCGGCGGCGCGCGACTTCGAACTGATCCTCGGCGGCGCTGGCAACACGTTGCCTCTGTCGATCAGCAACAACCTCGTGTCGCCCGAAGGCCGACAGTTCTACAACTCGGCCATGAATTTCATGAACGCGGTGCTTCGCCCCGACACGGGCGCGGCATTCGGCAAGGAAGAGTTCGCGAATTACGCTCGCGTCTTCATCCCGCTCCCCGGCGACGACCCGGCGACGGTATCGAACAAGGCGGTCGCGCGCTCTACCGCGCTCGCAGCGTTGCAGGGGACGTCTCGTGGGTCGGCCGACGCCATCACCAAGCTGATGATGGATCAGGGGCTTGAAGTTCCGCCTGAGATGCAGAAGCGCATGGCCGCTTCTCAGGCGCAGACCGCAGGCCCCGCCGGTGGTTCGCAGGTGACGTCCGATCCCCCGCCTGAAGTGATTGATGTCGCTTCGCCGGAGGAGGCCATGAAACTTCCGTCGGGCACGAAGATCCGTCTTCCCGATGGATCGCCGGGAGTGGTTCCGTAATGGCTGACCCTTGGGCTGCATTCCGCGTCTCGCCTAGCGCCCCGGACGTTCCGACGGATGACGAATGGGCGGCGTTCCGCGCGCCCATGGTTGAACCTGCCACACTGACACCCAGCGTTCCTGCAGCGCCGACGTCCGTCTATCGCGGCCTGCTCGCACCGTTCGAGAAGATGAGTGATGGGACGCGCCAATTGGCCGTGCCGCGTATCATCTCCGATGCAATCGACGCCGTGTCGCTTCCGGGAGACGTCTACGAGGGCGACGTCGATCCGCTGTCCGACGAAGGGATCCGCCGAGCCGTCGGGCTGGCGGGGCTCGTCGCCGGCGGCTCAATCCCGCGTCCCGGCGTCGCACTCGTCGACAGTGCCGGTCGCAATGTCCCGAAAGCTGTCACGTCGGCGTTGAAGGCGGATGGCGTGCCGCTGACGGACGTCGCCGCCCGAGTGCAGGAACTCGGCCCTGCCGGCGTCGTCGCGGATCTCGGCCCGAACTCGCGCTACAAGGCGGCGGCTCTCGCGACGCGGCCCGGCGCCGCGCAGACGAACGTCGTTGAGACGATGCGCGCCCGGCAGCGCGGCGCACCGGAGCGGCTGACGGGCGCGCTCGACGACACACTCGGGCCTGCCCCGGTTCCGTCCTACGTCGATCGCGAGATCAAGGGAAACATGAAGGCGCTCGGGCCGGATTACGATGCTGCGCTGGCGGGCGCCGGGCCGGTGGATACAACCGCCGTCGCGACGAGCCTAGAAGATCTGATTATGGGGACGCGCGGCGAGGCGCAGACACGCCTGAAGAGCGTTCGTGGAATGCTCGATGAGGTGCCCGACCCCGCGAATCCTCCTGCGCCCGGCGCGGGCCCCGTTCTGGATACGGATCCTGCAACGCTGCATCAGACGCGCCAGGCGATCGACGGTATGCTGCAGGGCGAGCAGGACGGCAACGTCAAGCGCGTCCTCACGCAGACGCGAGCCGACATCGACGCTATCCTCGGCAGCGCGGTGCCCGACATCAAGCGGATCGACGCGCAATATTCCGAACTTGGTCGACAGCGCAGCGCGGTCGATCGCGGGCAGACGGTGCTCGACAACGGTCGCGAGGCACCGC